CAGGCCGGATTTGCAACTCAAAGAGCAATCATCATTTCAAAGGCAATGCGTAAAATTACGAACTTAATTGGTAGAGAGCGAATTACTCTTGTTTTTACAAACCAATTAAGAACGAGAATGGGAGTAAGTTTTGGCGATCCGTGGTGTGTCGATCCATTTACTACAAAAATAAAAATTAGATATGAAGTTTAATTTAAATTAATATTTATTAGTGTAGGGGTAAACAACCCCTATACTAATAATTTATTTGGAGCATATTATGAATTTAGCCGAAAATTATTTTGAATTTTCTTATGAGATAAAAAACAATAATATTGTAAAAGTTTCAATAAAATTAAAAAAAACATTAACACCGGCAATAGTATCTAAATCAAATGGTTCTACTTTAAATTGGTATATAGATAAATTTGGAATAGACTTGGGGAATAACTTATATGCGTTTAGAAAACAATATAACTCAATAAATTCAATTGTAAAAAAACTATTACAAACGAATATATCGGAAAATGATAAGTTTTTATTAAAAAAATATATTGAAAAACACAATTTTTTAAAAAAAGAAAGCAATATAAAAAAATATTCAAATGATAGTTTTAAAAAAGAATTTATAAAAAAAATGAATAACCCCATTAGAGTTAAAAAAATAAAAGAAGCTTCAATTAATATGTGGGAAGATTTTAGGTTAAATGACCCATATAAATATAAAAAAATGCTTTTATCAAAATCTAATAAAAAATATGAAATAAATGGGGTTTTAATGAATTCTATTGAATTTTTGGTTGCTAATTTATTAAATGAATTGAACCTCAAATGGGAATATGAAAAAAAGATTGATGTTGATATGAATACATATATTCCTGATTTTTATTTAATAGATTATAATTCTGTGATAGAATGTTTTGGTGATTTTTGGCATGCAAACCCTATGTTAATGGGTGCAACTGATAAAACGCACAAATACATAACAGCAGCAGATGTTTGGCGTAGAGATAAAATAAAAAAAAATAATTTATTAAAAGTTGTAAATAATGTAATAATTTTATGGGAAAATGATATAAAAAATCATAAAGAAAAATGTATAACAATTATAAAAAAAATATTGTATGGAAAATAAATATATTGAAGAAGAAATAACATTGGTCGAATTTTCGGAAAGATTTTTAGGTAATAATGATTTTAAAACACCGGAAATATATGATGTTGAAAAATTAAACATTGAAGTATTAACTTTAAATTCTGATGGAGATTATGTGTATAAACCCATCAAATCTTTTGTAGTAAAAGATTCGGTAAATAAATATTATACAGATGGTAAAATAAAAGTTTCATCCGAACACGTTTTTGTGGAAACAAATGAACATGGGATGAAATGTAATGTTAAAGCCGACACCCACCCAGAATTTAATTGTGTATTTGAAAATATGCAAGTTGTAGATATTGAAGTTGAGGACGAGCATACATACCTTGCTAATGATAGACTTAATCACAATACCACATCCGGTGGTAAAGCAATCGCATTCCATTCAAGTTGTAGAATTCGTTTGAAGCAGATGGGGCAGTTGAAAGCAAAAGTTGGCGGTATTGACCAGGTTGTTGGTATTAAAACGCGGGCACAAGTTATTAAAAACCGAATGGGCCCACCACTTCGTTCAATAGATTATGATATTTACTTTGATAGTGGTATTGATAATTTGGGTTCGTGGTTGGAGATGATGAAGGCATATAAACTTGCAAATCAAAGTGGTGCTTGGTATAATTGGACGGATAAAGAAACTGGGGAAGAAATAAAGTTTCAGGCGAAGAATTTCCCAGAACTACTCCAAACTCGTGCTGATGTAAAAGAAAAAATCTACAACGAAATTTGTCATTCTTATATCCTTTCTTATAAGGAAGCATCCGATGAAGCGAATACTGACAACATAGAATTATCTGATTTTGATGATTAAGAATTACAAAGAAATGTTGTCTTTATAGTTTATTGGTGGTTTTATTGTAGTTCCCATATTTATATTAAAAGAGAATTATTATGAACGTAGTGGAAGTATATAATCAACTAGTAAACAATCATAAATCAATACCAGAGTTAAGTAAAATTTACCATAAGCGGAGCCAATATATTAGAAATCAATTATATTCCGCTTATGGTAAATCTACTATAAAGTCAATAACTAAATCTATTCAGATTGAGAGAATGGTTAAAACCAATACTGGTGTAAAACGTGGTCCGAGAGACCCTAAAATTGTTGAAAAAATTAGAAAAGCCAATATCGAATCGTGGAAAAATAACGATGAAATGAAAAAGAAATCTCGTGAAAATATGATTAAATATTGTGCGCCTAAAAGTCAAACTGAAAGTGCTAAAGAAAAGCGAGTTATTAGTCGTAAAAAAAATAACGATGAATGGCATACCGATGAAATTAAACGTAAAATTTCAAACTCTGCTAAAGGACGAATTGCATCACATCAAACTCGGGCTAAACAAAGTGTTTCAGCAATTAAACGGGGTGTAAATTTTCCTATTGGTTGGGGACATTCACAAAAAACAAAAGATAAACTTTCAGAAATAACAAAAAAGCAATGGGAAATTGGAATCCATAAACCCACTTTTAAGAGTAAAGGTCATATTGAAGTAGAACATATATTAACTGAATTGGGTTATGATATAGTAAGTGAATATTTTATTAAAGGTAGACCATATGATATATTTGTAAAATCGTTAAATTTGATAATTGAGTATAATGGGACATATTGGCACTATGATAGCAGAGTTTTTGATGAAAACTATTTTGATAAATCTAAAAATAGATATGTAAAAGATGTTTGGGAACACGATAAACATAAAATACAAACCGCTATTAATAGTGGGTATTGTATATTAGTAATATGGCAATTCGATTTTGAATCGCTGGATGATGTAGGTAAAATAAAATTTATAAAAAATAAAATAAATGAATACAAAATATAGTAAAATGTTAAAAAATTTAAATATAAGCGCCGTCGACTCGAGAAATCTCAATGATAGAGTTCTCATTGTCGACGGCCTTTGACTTAATATGTTTATCAGAGTGTTTGGTGCTGTACCCGCTCTTAATGATGATGGTGAGCATTGTGGTGGTATAACAGGTTTTCTGTTATCCACCGCAGCCACTATTCGTAATTTAAATCCATCGAGGGTAGTTATAGTGTTTGATGGTAAGGGTGGTTCGCATCGTAGAAAAAAGGTGTATGCGGATTACAAAGGGGGTAGAACGGGATTAACCCGGTTGAATAGATTAAGTGGATATGAGGATATAGAGGACCAACAGCAATCTATGAAAAAGCAGTTTGTTCGCTTGTATGAATATTTACAAAACTTACCCGTAACGCTTCTACAAGTTGACTATGTGGAAGCAGATGATTTAATGGCTTGGATGGCCAATCATTATTTTAAGAAAGAGGTAGTACTATTATCATCCGATAAAGATTTTTTACAATTGGTAAATGAACGAATTAAGGTTTATTCGCCCGTTAAAAAAGTAATGTATGATGAACCCCTTGTCAAGGAAGAGTGGGGGGTAATACCACAAAACTTAATTTGGTATCGTGTAATAATGGGGGATACATCTGATAATATTAAAGGTGTTAATGGTATTGGTGCAAAAACCATTTTAGGTAAAATGGATTTTTTGAATGAGGGGGAATTGGATTATAATGGATTTGTTGCGGGGATAAAAGAAAATTGCGATGAGAAATTATCAAAAAAATTATTGGATTCTATTCAAACAATAGAATTGAATTATGATTTAATGCAATTGAAATCACCTGATATATCAACATCTATAACATCAAATATTAGAAATATATTGGATAATCACCAGCCTAAATTGAATTTGCTGGAATTTAAAAAAATGTTTATGTATGATAAGTTATATACTGCTTTTGCGAATGTAGATTCGTGGTTAAGAAATAGTTTTATGGGATTGGATAATATCCTAAAAAATTACTTTGAAAAAACCAAATAAAGTTGTATATTAGTATCATATGGAAAAATTTGGAACAAAATTCGGAACCGGATTTCAAACAAAAATATTATCCGCTCTATTATCAGATATGCTATTTAGCAGGCAGATATTTGATATATTAAAACCCACTTACTTTGACTCAGAAGCCTCTGAGTGGTTGTGTAAAACCATTTTAGATTATATAGATACCTACGAATCCAAACCAACATTAGATGTTCTTAAAACGAAGATAAACGGCATTGAGAGAGATATTCTAAAGAGTTCGGTTATAGATGTATTAAAGGGTGCTTGGAAGGGATTAGAATCCGATGATTTAGATTATGTAAAAGAAGAGAGTTTAAACTTTTGTGTCAATCAATCTCTTAAACAGGCTATTTTAGATTCAATCCCACTTTTAGAGCAGGGTAAGTATGATAAGATAAAATCAACAATTGATTCTGCTATGAAGGCTGGGCAACCAACTGATATTGGGCATGAATACAAATTGATGATAAATGAGAGATATGAAGATTTGGCAAGAAACCCAGTTCCAACGGGTTGGGATGTAATAGATGAAATTACGCAGGGTGGTTTTGGTGTTGGTGAATTGGTAATATTTGCTGCACCGCCTGGTATTGGTAAATCCTGGTCATTGGTAAATGTTGCTGCAGCTGCTGTTAAGATGGGAAAGACGGTAGTTTATTATACATTAGAACTTTCAGAAGCGATGATAGGTCAAAGGTTTGATGCAGTTTTTACCGGAATACCTATACCTAATCTAAAATACAATAGAGAAGAGGTTGAAAAAACCATTTCTTCATTGAAAGGTGATTTGGTAATTAAGGATTTTCCATCTGGAACTGCGGGAATAAACGCTTTGAAAGCGCATATTGATAGAATGGTGTTGCAGGGTAAAAAACCTGATATTATTGTGGTTGATTATGCTGATTTGTTGCGGGGTTCTGTAAAAGAAAAAAGATATGAGGTTTTGGAAGAGTTGGTAGTAGATTTGAGGGGTATGGCAGGTGAGTATGGTGTTCCATTATATACCGCGTCGCAGATTAATCGTGCGGGTAGCGATCAAGATATAATTACGGGAACTTCAATTGCAGGTTCGTTTTCTAAATTAATGACCGCAGATTTTGTAGTTTCTTTGAGTAGGAAAATTGATGATAAGTTAGCAGGAACTGGTAGGTGGCATGTTATTAAAAACCGATTTGGACCTGATGGTATGACATTTCCATCTCGTGCAAATTTCTCAAATGGGCAAATTGAAATCTACAATGATAATTCGGTAGATGGTCAAAATACACAAAAAGATATGAAAGAAGGGGGAACTTTAGTAAGGAAAAATTTATTGCAAAAATACAAAGATATGAAGGGTGATATTGGGTTTTGATTTGTATTTATATTTACACACAAAAATTTTAGGGAGATATTATGGGATTGTTTGATGAACGAATACCTTATAAGCCATTTGAATATCCGGCTTATTTTAATGATGGATGGCTACCACAAATGCAGGCATTTTGGTTACATACCGAAATACCAATGCAGGGAGATGTAAAAGATTGGAAAGAAAATTTAAAACCACATGAAAAAAATCTTGTAGGAAATATTCTTTTAGGTTTTGCTCAAACCGAATGTGCAGTAAGTGATTATTGGACGGGTATGGTTACAAAATGGTTTCCAAAACATGAAATTAAACAAATGGCAATGTGTTTTGGTTCGCAGGAAACTATTCACGCAACCGCATATTCTTATTTGAATGAAACACTTGGGTTGGAAGATTTTGAAGCTTTTATGCATGAGCCGGAAATCAAAGAAAAATTTGAATATTTAACACAGGTATCTGCAGATTGGACACCCGAACAATTAAAAGAAAACCCAAAAGCAAGAGAAGAGGTGGGTAGAAGCCTTGCAATCTTTTCAGCCTTTGCGGAGGGTGTTTCCCTATATTCATCATTCGCAGTTCTTTATTCGTTTCAAATGAGAAATCTTCTAAAAGGAATTGGACAACAAATGAAATGGAGTGTAAGGGATGAATCTCTTCATTCTAAAATGGGTTGTACACTCTTTAAACATATGTGTGAAGAATACCCAACTTTGTTAGAAAGTGTTAGGGATGAAATCCAAACCGCCGCCAAATTAATGGTAGAGATGGAATTAAAGTTCATTGATAAAATGTTTGAGATGGGTAATTTGGAAAATCTAAATGCAGTAGATTTGAAAGAGTTTATAAAACAAAGGGCCAACGAAAAGCTAGCAGAACTTGGATACAACCCAATGCCCGGAGGGGACTTTTATTTTGAAGTTGATAAAGAAAGTTCATCAAAGTTGGAGTGGTTTTATAATCTTACGGGGGGAGTTACATGGACTGATTTCTTTGCGATGAGGCCTACCGATTATAGTAAGGCTGGTGAAGGTGAAGATTGGGGTGATATATTTTAATTATAGAAACAATATGAATGTAGCAGATAAAATAGCAGAAGAATTAGGATGGCAAAAAGAAGTTGATTATCCATTGTGGGGGCATACCGAAGTATATCTCAAAACAATATCAAAAGGGTATGTTTTATTCGGAGAAAAACCAAAAGATGCTTATTGGCGAGTTTGTACAGCAGTCGCACGTAGGTTAGATAAACCACATCTTGCATCAAAGTTTTTTGATTATATTTGGAGGGGTTGGTTAAACCTTGCAACACCTGTCCTATCAAATACGGGGACAGATAGGGGATTACCTATTTCCTGTTTTGGGGTAGATGTTGGTGATTCAATTCAAGAGATTGGTCAAAAAAACCTTGAAATGATGCTTTTAGCGAAGCATGGTGGTGGTGTGGGTATTGGTGTAAATATGATTAGGCCTGCTGGGTCTAAAATAAGCCAAAATGGGACATCTGATGGGGTAGTTCCTTTTTGTAAAATATTTGACTCTACAATCCTTGCAACAAATCAGGGAGCAGTTCGTAGGGGAGCAGCATCCGTTAATTTAAACATTGAACATAAAGACTTTGAAGATTGGTTGGAAATTAGAGAACCAAAGGGTGATGTAAATCGCCAATCGTTAAACCTGCACCAATGTGTAATTGTTGGTGATAAGTTCATGCGTAAATTGGAGGATGGGAATGCGGAAGCAAGAAGAAAATGGTCTAAATTACTACAAAAAAGAAAAGCAACCGGAGAACCTTATATAATGTATAAGGGAAATGTAAACAAACAAAACCCAGATGCATATAAAAAGAATGGGTTAAAAGTGTTTATGACAAATATTTGTAGTGAAATTGCACTTCATACTGATGAGTCTCACTCTTTTGTGTGTTGTCTTTCATCCCTAAATCTTGCTAAATATGATGAATGGAAAGATACTGATTTGATATATACTGCTATTTGGTTTTTGGATGGGGTATTGGAAGAGTTTATCCAAAAAGCCAAAAATATGAGAGGGTTTGAAAATTCAGTTCGTTCTGCTGAAAAAGGTAGAGCATTGGGATTGGGTGTATTGGGGTGGCATACTTATTTACAACAAAGGGGTATTTCTTTTGAGGGATTACCTGCTCAATTTGAGACAAGAAAGATATTTTCACAAATAAAAATAGAAAGTGAAAGAGCAAGTAGGGACTTAGCAAAAGAATATGGTGAACCGCTTTGGTGTGTTGGAACTGAAATGAGAAACACCCATTTAAGGGCGATTGCACCAACGGTATCAAACTCAAAGTTGAGCGGTAATATTTCAGCGGGAATTGAACCTTGGGCTGCAAATGTATTTACTGAGCAAACCTCAAAAGGAACATTTATTCGTAAAAATCCTGAATTAGAAAAGGTTTTGCGTAAAATTGGTATAAACAATAAAGAAACTTGGGATAAGATATTGGAAGATGGTGGTTCGGTGCAGGGTATTGATGAATTAGAAAAGTGGGGATTTTTAGGTGGTAAACTTATGCACATACAGGAAATGCCCGAAAATGCTATTCAAGATAAACAGGTTGATTGGGTAAAAGATGTTTACAAAACATTTAAGGAAATTAACCAATTGGAATTGATAAAGCAGGCAGGTATTAGACAACAATACATTGACCAATCAGTTTCTTTGAATTTAGCATTTCCATCACAAGCAACACCAAAATGGATAAACCAAGTTCACTTTGAGGCTTGGAAAGAAGGAATAAAAACGCTTTATTATATGAGGACAGAAAGTGTATTGAGGGGTGATATTGCGATAAAAGCAACCGATCCAAATTGTGTAAGTTGCGATGGTTGACGAAAATTATAATTGTAATAAAAATAGGATTAAAATGTTAGAATATTTATATTTCAGCGCAAAATGGTGCGCACCATGTAGAACATTGGCACCAACAATGTTAGAGGTATCAAAAACAATACCTGTAAAAAAGATTGATATTGATGAAAACCCACAATTAGCATCTCAATGGGGTGTGAGGGGTGTTCCTACCGTAATCGGTGTAAAAGATGGAAAAGAGGTAAGAAGAATTGTTGGGGTAAAACCCATAGGAGAATATTTGACACTTTAAAAATTATTTTGTATATTGTAAGTTATGAGAAAACAAATAGAACAAGTAAAACAATTTCACGATGTATATCGGCAGAAATATCAAACATCACCAACCTCTCAGACAGATGAGATTTGTAATTTAAGATACAAACTTGGGTTGGAGGAATTAAATGAATATAAAGAAGCAAATGATGGAGATGACCCAGTGGGTATTGCCGATGCACTTGCAGACCAACTTTATATTTTATTAGGAACAATTCTTGCACATGGAATGGCAGATATTATTGAAGATGTATTTGATGAAGTTCATCGCTCCAATATGTCAAAGTTGGATGAAAATGGAAATCCAATTTATAGAGAGGATGGTAAAATCTTAAAAGGGCCAAATTACAAAAAGCCTGATATAGGTAAGATTGTACATTCTTATTGGGAAGCTGAAAGGTCGCAACCGGAAATTCCTTTTGGGGATGTGATCATTTAATATGTTGCGAGGCGAAAATCACCCCAAACATAAACTTACAGAAGAGCAGGTTAAAACCATTCGTGAGTTGTGGAGTGTTGGGCATAGAAACATCAAAGTTCTTGCAAGGAACAATGGTGTTTCTACTGCTAACATTCGTAAAATTGTGAGGGGTTATACTTGGAAACATATACTGACTTGGCCGTATGATGATAATATAGTAAGGAATGAAAATTGAAGGTAAAAATTATTCAGACACATCCAAATTTTGTGTAAGGGCGATTAGTAAATCCGTAGCAAAGGAGATGATTGTAAAAAACCATTATAGTCATTTGTGGATATTGGTAAATTATTCAATTGGATTATTTTATTTAGATGAGGGGGAACATCAATTTTTCGGTGGGGTTAATGAAAAGTTGGTGGGTGTTGCCTGTTATGGTGACCCAGTGGGTAGAAATTCCGGCGCTTCCATATCCGAGCTTTTGCAAAGAACGGAGGTGTTGGAATTAACCCGCTTGTGGATTGAAGATGGGTATGGGTGTAATATTGAAAGTTGGTTTGTATCACAAACATTTGATTGGTTGAGAAAAAACGCACCACATATTCGTGCTTTAATATCGTATTCAGACCCGAAAGAAGGGCATTTAGGTACAGTGTATCAATCTACCAATTGGTTGTATCAGGGTAATAATTTAAGGTGGACTGATAGTTGGAGTTTTAGATGGGATGAGGATGGTGATTGGTTTCATAGTAGAACATCTTTTGTCCGATTTGGAACAAATGACCCAAAACAAATACAAAAAGTAATAACAAAACCATTTTGGATACGAAGAGAACCTAAAAAGCACAGGTATTTTTATATATTGGATAAAAAGAATAGAAAAAAGATACTGAATAGTATAAAACATCCCCTACAACCATATCCAAAAGTGGGGGAGGTTATATTGGAAGAAATACACAAATTAGAACCAAATGAAAATTGAAGGTAAAGAATATTGCGACGTAACCAGGGTTAGAGTAGCACCTATTGCAAAATCAATAGCAAAGGATATGATAGTAACCTACCATTACACCCACGCGTGGTCAATGTGTAGATACTCTTTTGGTATATTTTATATGGGTGATGAGCGGGATGTTTTTGGTAATAATGAAAAACTGATTGGTTGTGCTATTTACGGATTTCCTGTTGGAGCAAAAGCAGCAACTTCAATTTGTGAGGGATTATCAAAAGATAATGCATTAGAATTGACCCGATTGTTTGTGCATGATGGGTATGGTTCAAATATTGAAAGTTATGCATTGGGGCAGACTTTTAAATGGTTTAAGGAAAATGATACGGAAATAAAACTACTAATATCATACGCAGATAGTGGGCAAGAGCATTTGGGTAAGATATATCAGGCGACAAATTGGATTTACCAAGGTGTATCATCGGAAATTGCTTTAATGCCCAATTACGGAATATCCCTAACAAAAGACCCATATACATGGATACATAGTAGGACGGTGTTTAGTAAGTGGGGTAGTAATAACTTAGACCATTTAAAGAGAGAGATTGGTAAGGAGGGTTATACGGAGTTTTGGAGGAGGAAAGAACCTGATAAACATAGGTATGTTCAAATTTTGGGAAATAAAAAAGAAAAAAAAGAGTTACACTCAAAATTAAAGCATCAAATAAGGGATTATCCAAAGAATGCTGAGGAGTTTATACCCCAAATAGAACGACACGAAACCGCATATGAACCAACTGGGGCCACTTTTTGGTAAGTGTCCACTAAATTGGACAGTTTTAACCCAAAATGTGGATAAATTTAACCTAAATTTAATACAAAAAGCTTGGAAATTTGAAGTTTTATCCTTATCTTTACTATGTAAGTTAAAAAAAACAATATGGAACTACAAAATTTGCAGAGTAAGGTTGTGGCAGTGACAATCCCCGTCAATGGTAAAGATTACACTATGAACCTAAAGGTTTGTAGGGTAAAGGCCCGTTCAATTCTCTTTATTGAGGTAAATCGTGAGGAACGAAAGAACATCTTTCGCCAGGCTCCGATGAAGATGTTGGCCGGATTTACCGAAGATACGATTACTTTTAAGGAAGGGACTCAACTTAAAAAGTGGGAAAGTGGTTGGGATACTATTGGGCAACCATCACCCGCAGTCGCTTCTCATGGTTCGTTCCGACCTGTGTACAGCAATCGTTCAAAAGGGTGGAGTTCAAATGCACCACAATATCGTTCAACCACAAATAATGCTATGAGTGGATTTCCAATGGTATAATTTGGAAATTCAAAAATTTTTTTGTATATTAGTGTATAATAATTTTTAATAACTTAACCTTAAATTAAATGAATTTTCTTTCGAACAAACCTGAATCAATAAAAATAGTTGATTTAGGAACTCCCCCCTCAGTATATGACGCATATTTATATCGTTTTACCGATGTGGATACAAACCGAATGTATGTTGGTATCCACAAAGGATTTGTGGGCGATGGGTATTGGCATTCATCTACAAATGAGGATTTTGATAAATTGTTATCAAGCCCAGAATCTAATTTAAAATATGAAATTTTGCAATACGGGGATTACGGTCAAATGACCGTTTCAGAACACAAAATTTTATCAGAAGCTAATGCTAAAAATAATCCATTATATTTTAATAAAACAAATGGTTCTCCACAATATAAGCCAATTAATTTGGATAAAGTTAAAAAATTGGCTGAACAAATTAAAAGTGGAAAATTCATTTGTATTCAAACGGAATCTGTTAGTAACATCTGCAAATTAGATAGATTACAAGTTAGATTTCAGGAAGATTCGGATCATGTTAATCATATATCTCAACTGATTGATGATGCAGGTGGTAATACTGATAAATGCGACCCAATCCTTATTTATGAAAAAAGACAAGCGGGCAAAGATATAATTGGTAATGGTAATCATACAGCAGAAGGAGCTAATAAATCAAAACACGGTAACTATATCTCCACTTCTAGAGTACCCGTCAATGTACATCGTGATTTTACAAACGAAGAGTTGATAGCAGTTAGTAATTTATTAAACAAACGTGATGATATAGTAAAAAAACCCGCCAATACAGACGATATGGTTAAGTTCGTTATTGGACAATATAATAATGGTGTACCTGTTGGTGATCAATCTAACAAAGACTTTTTAATAGAAATGAAGTTTACACGATTTCAAATTACTAAAATTTTGAAAGCTTGTAATAAACAAATTGAATTAAATAATTTAAAAAGAGCAAATGAAGTGTGGATTGATTATTCAACTGGCAGTGGTAAGAAAACTCTACAAAATAAAGTTGAATCTCACAGAGATAAAGATACTATGTGCCTAGCTCTATCATCCGCTATGTTCAAATGGGACAATATATTTAATCACATTTTCGATAATACAATTGAAAACTCAAAAACAAAGGCTAGAGAGCAGGTTAAATCCAAATTAGTTATATTAGTTCATCATAATGGGCCATTAGCTGAAGATAGATGGAAAACCGATTATCAACCGGATGCAATGCGTAAATTGAAATATTATTTAAGTCCGCTTAACTATGATTTTAAAATAATAGAACTCCCAACAACAATTAAAAATACATTAGATTAATGAGTTTCTGGGAAGCAATAGATTACAATAAAGCAAGGAAGGTACTTGTTATACCAAACATAACAAACTCTTCTAATATTGAAAAGGACTCATTTATTGATGTAATTCATAACCATATTAAAGCATTAGAAAAATATGGTGAATACTTTTGGCATGTTTTAGTTCCTACGGGAAATGTTACAAAAAAACTAAACTTACCAAATGTAAAACAACATCAGATTGATATTCCTGGCGATATGATGAATCAAAGGTCATTTCCATCTGATAAACTTATTTCTTTATTGAGGGATATTGATTATGATGTAATTTATTCACACCTCCCCGATTGGCCGCAAGTAGGTCGCTATCGTAAATCAATGCAGACCAAAGTTGTTGGGTATTGCCATTGGTGGGAAATGAAACTATGTAATGGACCTGATAATAGAGCGGGTAAACCAAAGTGGTTATGGTTGCCTGTTGAAATATTGGGCGTTTCTCAAATGGATGCTTGCTACCTTAACACCCAAGACCAAAAGAATAGGGTATTAGAAGAAGCAAGAGAAACCTTTAATGAAGAATTTATCCATAAATTAGATACTATATTACAGGTTTGGAATTTGGGGGTAGATTCATCTAAAATCGTATCAAAGCCATCTCCTACAAAGGAAAATATAATTGTATTCAATCACCGAGCAGCAGCTTACAAAGGTTATCCAAAGTTTATGGAACTTATGGTGGATTATAGAAAGCAAAGACAAGATTTTACGGTTTGGATTCCACAATTGGATGGAGAAGCGCCCTATGCTTGGGTTGATAATTCAAAATCACCAAAGCACGAATATTATAGTAGATTGCAGAATTGCAAAATTGGTATTCAGATGAGGCAGACAAATTATGGTTGGTCTGTTGCTGCAACGGATTGTATGATGAATGGAACACCTATGATATTTCAAGAATCAGATTGCTATCACGAAATCCAACCTGATGGTTTGTTTTTTAAATCAAAGCGGGAACTATTTAGTTTATTGGATAGTATTTTAGATAATGATGAGTTTAGAATTAATGAAGAAAATAAAGCGATTGAACGAATACGAGAATTATCGCTGAATGAAGATAAAATGATTAAAGAGTTGCACATAAAACTATCGGAGATAAAATAAATGTATAAAAACATATACTATGATAAAGAAGAAAATGTTGTTCACTTTTGGGATGATGTTAAGGGGTATTATGTTAAAAAGCATGGTAGATACGCCTACACACCTGATGGAAATGGCTCTTATTTTTCTATACATGGTGAACGATTAAAGAAGATTACTTATTGGGATAAAGATACGAAATTAGAGTTATATGAATCCGATGTAAACGATTATACCCGAATTTTAATTGATGAGTATGGTTCATCCGATGATGTTTCGGAAGGTAATGTAGTATTGACTTTTGATATTGAGGTTGAAATGAACACCGGTCTACCGAATGTTCAAATGGCGGATAATACTATAACATCTATCGCAGCACACGATTCTGCTACGGGTGATTACTTTGTGTATGTATTGGGTGGGAGTAGTTCATCTAAATCCATATCCGGTGCAGAAGTAAACATCTTTAACAATGAAAGGGATTTGTTATGGGGATTTATCCAAAAATGGCAGGAAATAAACCCGACAATTGTAACGGGTTGGAATATTGATTTCTTTGATATACCTTATTTTTACAACAGAGCAAAGAAGATACTTGGTCAAAAGATTGCAAATTCAATATCACCTATTGGTAAAGTTGATTACTTAAAGAATAGAGAAAGGTATGTAATTGCAGGTGTTTCCTGTTTAGATTATTTAGCGTTATATAAAACCTACACTTATCAGGAGTTTCCAAATTATAGATTAGATACTATTTCTAAATTAGAGTTGGGTAGGGGTAAAGTTACTTATAGTGGTAATTTGGACCAATTGATGCGAGATGATTTAGAGAGGTTTATTGAATACAATATTGAGGATGTTAAATTGGTTGTAGATTTAGATTTAAAACTACAATTTATTGATTTAGCAAGGGCGATATGCCATTCTGGGCATGTTCCTTATGAGGATTTTCTTTTTTCATCTAAGTGGTTAGAAGGGGCTATATTAACCTTTTTAAGAAGGAGTGGTAGGGTAGCACCAAATAGACCTAAAAGAGAGGGTGGAGAGAGCGAGGGCAAGTTTGAGGGTGCGTATGTGAAAGAACCGATGCCTGGATTGTATCAATGGTTGTATGATTTGGATTTAACATCCCTATACCCATCCATTATTATGAGTTTAAATATCAGCCCAGAAACAAAGGTTGGTTCAATAACCGGATTTACTAGTGAGGCGTATATCAAAGATGATATTAAATCATATAAAATTGTTTGTGAGGATGGGCAGGCTTTGCCGGAAATGAATAGAGATGAACTAAACAAACTAATACAAACAAATGGGTATTCTATTTCATCCAATGGAATTATATACTCAAATGAATCTGTTGGTGTAATACCTGAAATTCTTAATGTGTGGTTTGATAAGAGGGTTGAATACAAAGATTTGATGAAAAAGTATGGTAAGGAGGGAAACAAAGAATTGTATAAGTTTTATTCCCAACGCCAACTTGTTCAAAAGATTATGTTGAATTCACTCTACGGTGTATTAGGTTTGCCATCGTTCAGATTTTATGATGTTCAAAACGCAGAAGCGGTTACAATTACTGGGCAGACGGTGATTAAAACTACTGAAAAAATTGCCAATCAATATTACATATCTCAAATAGGAAGTAGTGGTGATTACAACATTTATACTGATACTGATTCTGTTTATTTTTCAGCCTTACCACTTGTAAAACACCGAAATCCAAACATAAATGTAGAATCGGATGAAGAAATGGTGCCTGCAATTTTATCCGTTGCAAAAGAGGTGCAGGAGTATATCAATAAAACCTATGATGTAATGGCAAAGAGGTTGTTTAATATTGATAAACACCGATTTGATATTAAACAAGAAACGATTGCGAAAGCAGGGTTTTGGGTTGCTAAAAAGAGATATGCTCAATGGATTATTAATGATAATACTGTTCCCTGTGATAAAATAGATGCGAAGGGATTAGATGTTAAACGCTCTGATTTTCCAACTTATTTTAAGGGTGTAATGGAACAGGTACTTTCAGATATATTGAAGGGGGTGAATAAATCGGATATTGACAAAAAGATATTAGATTTTAAGAAGGGTATGGAAACGCAACCCAAAAAAGATGTAGCAAAGAATTCAGCTGTAAAAGAGTTGAGTAAATATGATAATGGTAAATTATCATTGGGTAAATCACCCAAAGGAACACCTGCGCATGTTAAATCGGCTATTATATACAATCAATTATTGAAATACTTTAAGTGTCCTTACAAATATGAACCTATGAAAGACGGTGATAAAATTAAATGGGTTTACTTAAAGCAAAATCAATGGGGGTTAGACTCTATTGGTTTCACGGGGTGGAATGACCCGCCGGAGATTGAAAAGATTATCAATGACCACGCAGACTTAGATGCTATTTGGGAGGGTTCGCTTCAAAACAAAATAGATGATTTTTACAACGCTATGAAGTGGGATTTACCCAATGAAAACTTACAAAAAGCATCACAATTTTTTGGATTTTAAGAAAATTATTCGTATATTGTATAAAAATAAAAAATAAAAAACTATGAAAAAAATCTCTTTGGAAGGATTCATTAGCCGCTATAATCTTGGTGGTGAAATTGAATCTGTAAAACTTGTATCAACCGATGATGGTATGAGTGTAAAATTCATTTCAGATGATAAAACCCTACTTGGGACAGTTACATCTGAAGATGGTGAGTTCGCTAATGGTGAATTCGGAGTATATACAACATCTCAACTAAAAAATCTATTGGGTGTGTTGGATGCTAACATCAATGTAACTGCTGGAAGTGCTGCATTGGAGTTTTCCGATAATTCAACAACTGTGAATTATATGATGGCTGATGTTTCGGTTATTCCTGCGGTGCCTGATATCAAACAAATTCCTGAGTTTGAATCTGAAATTGTTTTGAGTGATGAATTTATTAGTAGGTTCATTAAATCAAAAAGTGCGTTGAACGAATCTGATACTTTTACATTCCAATGTAAAGGTGGTAAAGGTGAAATCATTTTGGGATATGCTAAAATTAACTCAAATAGAATTTCTATTAAAGTTGATTGTAAGTGTAGTAAGGATTCAATTCAACCAATTTCATTTTCAGCAAAGTATTTGAAAGAAATTTTGAATGCAAACAAATCACCAAAATCAGCAATTATGAAAATTGCAACTGCTGGTTTGGCGCAATGTTCTTTTGAGAGTGAGGGTTATAAATCTGAATAC